CGCGATTATTATAATTGATAACACCAGCATCAGCAATGAATAAATCACCACCCACACCAAAGTCACCTGAAGCTGATAATGAACCACCAGCTATTGCTAAATTATTACCAGCAAGTAAGTGTGTTATAGTCATATCATTATCAAAGTTTATAACTCCACCTGCATTAAGGAATAAATCTGCCCACTCATTTCCCACTTTACCTAAAGCTAGTCCATTATCAGGTGATGGAAATAAATTATTTGCATCTATATTTACTTCACCAAATGTATGAGTTGTTCCACTTGCACTAATGTTTCCACTTGCGGTTATGTGTCCTAATCCTGTTGAACTTGATATATGTAATCCACCATGTTCAATTCTTACAATTGCTTTGGTTTCACAATTATCATCAATGTGAAATTGTCGTATATCATCAGTTCCTATTTCAAGGTTTCCAGCATCTCTATTATATAAAAATGCATTAGTACCTGATTTTTGAATTAAGAAACCATCAGCAACACCAAGTCCATTATCTCCATCATTTATGTAAATTTGTCCAGCGTCACCAACTTCTCCAAATACATTTAATTTTTGAACAGTAGCTGTTCCACTTGAACTTATGTTTCCACTTGCGGTTATGTTTCCTACAAATTTATGTTTATCAAAGTTATCATTTCCAAAATTTGAATTTCCACTTGCACTTATGTTTCCAGCTACGGTTAATGCTTGTGATGGACTTGTTGTTCCGATACCGACTTTTCCTTCTGGAAAATATACATCATTTGTATCATCTAATGTAAATGTTGTGGTTTTACTTCCACCTTCAGTTGTACGGTGACCCCATTGAAGTTTTCCATTTGAATCAATTTCTTGACTCCATATTTTTGTTCCAG